ACCTAAACAAGCAGGCACAATTGTTCCGAACAGTCAACTAGGCAACGGTAAAGGTTTGGCCACAGGCGCAGTCAATGCTCCAGTCACAAACAATTACATCACAAACAATATCAGTGCGATAGATGCTAAGGGCGTAGCACAGTTGTTTGCTGAAAATCGCAAGACATTATTAGGTAGTGTCAAGATGGCAGAACGCGAGATGCCATATATGGCACGATAATAGGAAAATAAAATGGCAGGATTACAAACAATAATTGATAAAGCAAGTAGTTTAACTATCGACAGACGTAAAGTCGTTGGTGTACAAATTACACGTAACGAAATACCACGTACTAGTTTAACTCCAACTAAACAACCATGGCGTTTTGTAATAGATATGCCAGCGAGTTTACGTTACTACAATAATCGTGATTTGCTCGAAGAATTAGATCGACTAGATCGTTATCAACCACAACTTGTAACGTTTGGTGATAATCCATGTATTAATTGGATATTTAGATATCAAGGTACAATGAATACCACTCAAATTAATAATATTAGAGTAGCAGACTTTACAGGTAATCAATTAGAATTAACTGGTTTACCAGTAGTACCTAGCACAAGAGTTTTATTTGAGCCAAACGATTTAATACAGATCGGTAATAATCCATATCCATTTACAAGTACAACTAGAGTAGTACGTGGTACAGGAACAAGTGTTATAGTTACAACTAATAGACCAAACATTATTACTGGCTCAGTTATAAATTCAGGTATAACTGTAGGTAGCGCATGTACATTCAATGTATTTTGTCCAAACATGCCTACATATAAATTAATACCTGGAGGATATGTTAGCGCGAATGGCGTAACAGTAAATAATGCATTGATTGAATTCAGTGATGAGTTCACACTATATGAGTGGGTAGGAACAGCCTAATGCAAACAATACCTGAAGTAGGACCGAATGTTGTACAGATTAACAATGCTGAGTTTGTTAAGTTAACTATATTCAATGAGTATGGCAACACTGCAAACACAACTGTATTAACGTTCAGCAGTAGTTACCAAGAAGAAACTATTGGTAATACAGTTTATACACCATTAGGTGGACTATTACAAGTTGGCGCACAAAATCGCAATTTACGTGTTACGCAAGGTGACACAGTTATATCATTAAGTGGTATAGATGGTAACAACATACAACAAGTATTGAGTACTAAAATACGTGGCAGTGAAGTAGAAGTATTGCGTGGCTTCTATAACAACAATATGATATTAACAAATACATATCCACGCTTTACTGGTATTGTAACAACATACAGCATAACTGAAGAACGCGAAGGTCAAGAAGATAACTTTACAGTAAGCGTAGGTGCAAGCAGTTACAAAACTGTATTAGAAAATCGCATTGCAGGTAGAAAAACAAATACTGAAAGTTGGAAGTTCTTTGACAGTAGCGATACTAGCATGGATCAAGTCTATGCAATAAGTGGCGTGCAATTCGATTTTGGTCAAGATCCAAAGAGCAAAACAGTTGTACCAGGTGGTGGTGGTATTCCAGGTGGAGGACCACGATTCCCACCAGGCTTCGATCCAGGAAGAGGTTTACAAAAAAATTAACAAATGAAAGTTAGATTAGCAAATAAATTTGATTTACTATATTACTTACATCTTGTTCATAGTATACATGAAGAAGGTTTAATTGGTACATATAAAGTACCTATGGATGACACATATCTTAACACATTGTTTAACACAATTATACATGGTGCTGGCATAGCATTAATTGTAGAAAGTGATGAACCAATTGGCATGATGATTGGTGTTATATGTCCAAACATTTGGAGTCCAGAAACACAAGTCATGCATCAAATATTATTATTTGTCGATGAAGAATATCGTCATACAAGAGCAGGACATATGTTAATTACAGAGTACATTGACAAATGTCAAGAAATGAAAGCACAAAACAGAATTCATTATCATACAATTAGCGCAACTAAAACCATGTTTGATTTAGACTTTACACGTTTTGGTTTTGATTGTATTGAGAAAACATGGTTGAGTAACGGAGTAGAATAATGGCACCAGTAGTAGCAGCAGTAGCAAAAGTTGTTTCAGTTGTAGTTGGTATCATTAAGGGTGCCGGCATTGTAGCAGCGATCGGTAAGTTCGTACTTACCACAGCATTAAGCATTGGCGTAAGCAAACTATTAGCAAAACGTGCAATGAGCAAAGCACAAGCAGGTGGTGATGGTGGTGGTCGTGTACAGTTGCCACCAGCAACAGACAATAAACTACCTGTAGTATATGGTAGTGCGTTTATTGGTGGACCAATTACTGACGCAATGTTGTCTACAGATCAAAAGACAATGTGGTATGTTATTGCACTCACAGAAGTTACAGACACAAGTCCAGGCTCAAGTATTAGTTTTGGTAATGTTTATTATGATGGTAAACTTGTAGAGTTTGGAACTAATGGTGCTGTTTCAGCATTAATTACAAACGATAATTCAAATACTTCATTAGCGCAGCGTGACACTAGAGTTGCAGGTTACCTAGACATTTATTTGTTTAATAATGGTAGCAGTTCAGGTACTAACACAGGTGGTTTAACAGCAGCACAAATTTTAAGTACAACAAATGGCGTTCCAGCAGATAAAGCATGGGACGGTACGCAAACAATGACTAACGCTGCATTTGCAATTGTCAAAGTAAAATATAGCACAGACGCAGGTACTACTGGCGCTGGATCATTAATGGTGCAAGTCATCAATACTGAAAGTGGACAAAGTACAGGTACATTTAGACCAGGTACTGCAATACTTGACTATATGTTAAACACACGTTATGGTTGTGCTATACCATTAAGTCGTATTGATACAGCAAGTTTAACTGCATTGAATACATATAGTGATCAAGCAATCGATGTGACTGGTGGCCCAAGCGCAACACAAGCACGTTATCGTGTAAATGGTCCATTAGACACAGCAACAGATTGCTTGACTAATTTACAATATCTTGTTGACACATGCGACAGTTGGTTACAATATAGCGAATTGACTGGTTTATGGCGTGTTGTTATCAACAAAGCATATGATCAATCACCAGGCGCACAAACACTAAGTCAATTGTTTAGTGTAGATAGCAGCAACTTAGTTGGTGGTATTGAGTTAAGCCCAATCGATTTAAATGACACATACAACCAAGTAGAAGTTGCATATCCAAACTTCTATGTCAAAGATCAAACAGATTATCAGATCATTGACTTATTTGTTACTAATCCAAATCTATTAAGTCAAAATGAAGCAGTTAATAGATTAAACATTACATTACCTTTAGTCAATAACGCAGTACAAGCAAAGTATTTGGCTGCGCGCAGAATTTATCAAAGTCGTGAAGATTTAGTTATTGAGTTTCAATTAGATTTTAGTGGTATACAAGTAGAAGCAGGTGATGTCATTCGTGTAACTCACGAAACATATGGCTGGACTGATAAACTATTTCGTGTCAGCACAGTGTCAGAAAATAAAGATCCAGATGGTAACTTAAGCGCAGTTATACAAGCATTTGAATATAATGGTAGCGTATTTACTGACAATCCAATTGCTGACTTTATACCTGATCCAAATACAGGTCTAAAAGATCCAAACGTTATTGATCAGCCCGGTACTCCTATCGTTACAGATAACCCTACAGGTGTAGATGGCATTAGTAGTTTCAAAGTTACAAGCACAGTACCAGCAAGTGGTCTAGTATTGTACATGGACTACAATTATGGTAACACTAGCAACGTACAGCAACATATATTGTATCGCACATTACAACAAAGTAATGGTGATCCATTTACTAACAGTGCAAATACAAATATAGACATTAACGATTTACCATATGGTAATTACTATTTCAGCACAACTGCTAGAAATGAAACATCAGGTAGACGTAGTAATAGTAGCGCAGTATTTAATTGGGATGGCGCAGTTATTCCAAACGTAGTTTTCAATACAATTTGTAATGCTAGCAGCAATGGCGCAGTTGTTACATTAGATCAATTTGCTAATATTACAATTGGCGCTGCTGTTACAAAAGCAAATGGTACTGGTACATTAAGTTCTAATAGTGTTGTTTCTGCTATTACTAGTAATGGTAGTCCAACAATCTTTACAATTGATCCAGCACCAAGCGTAGCATTAGCAAATGCATGTTTGATATTCACTAGCGGTGGTTTAGGACCAAATATTTACAGACCAAATACTATACCAGGTAATGCGATTATCGGTGGTATTTTAACTGTACAAGATGAAGGTAATACTATTAGCAATACTGTTAATTTATTAAATTTTACTGGCGGTGGTGTTACTGCTAGTGGTAGCGGTGGTAACGTTACAATTAATATTAACACTTCTGGAGTTGCAGGTACATTTGATGTAATGGAATATTTTACAGCAGAAAGTAACACAGTTAATAATCCAATATATGCCAATAGTACAAGCACTAGAAATATACCATTAATTTATGTTGGTAATACAATTGCTGATCCATGGCCCTGGGCTAATGGTAGTGTCGCTAATGCTGGCCCAGTACCAAACTATGTTGCTAATAGTACTGCACCATATACTCCTGCTAACTCAGCATTATTGGCTGTTGGTACAGGAACTGTAAACTTTGATGGTTGGACAAAAGTAATTGATACAAGTACATCATGTAGTACATGGCCAGGCACAGGTAATGCTGTCATTACTTTGATGTTAAGTGGATTTGCCAATGTTACAAGTGCAAGAGTTCAAATCGCACCATTTATTAAATTAACTAGTGGTAGCACACAATTTATTCAAACACAAGATTTGGCAACATACAGCGTAACTGGATTTCCAAATCCTACAAATATTTCACAATCATTTAGTAGAGAATTAGGAACAACAGTTGATACAATAGGATATTTTATTAGAAATATCACACCGGGCAGCGAAGTAACAATATTATCTGGAACTTTGACT